CACCCTGACCAAAAGTTATAGTTCCTTTTGGACTTATATAAACGTTACCATTATATACAGTGCCACCAAATTCTAGTGGGGTATTTAGGTTCATTAAGAATGCTTGATCGCCACCATTAACTTGATAGGTGTCACACACTGCAGTTGTAGATGCTTTAGCAGCTGCTGGCCAAAGCAATGATACAAACATTATAGCTACGGCCACAGCAAAATATAGGGTTTTTTTAATTTTTTCTCCTTGTTAGCAGGGTTAGTTCTAACAAGACTATTATAACATTTTATTTTTTAGCTAAATAGATTAAGTAGTTTTTCTTCTGTTGCAATTCCAGTATGTCTAGAAACTTCTTTGCTATCAACAAGTGCAATAAAAGTTGGGACACCTTTAACGCCGTACTCAACTGCTGGATCAAACTCATCGCTTACATCAACTTTGTCATAATTTATATCTAAATTTTCTGAAACAAATTTTGCGATTAGCGGTTCCATTTGTTTACATGGCTGACACCAAGTTGCTGTAAAGTGTAGAAGCTGTTTCATTACTTTGCTCTCTTGTCTGGAATCTTAATTTCACAGTAGTCTGTTGTACAGTATGATTCTCCAAGTGCTTCTAGATTATCTACACCGTCGTAAATTGCAGAGAAATCAATCTTAGCAATACGTCCGATGTAGTAGTCATACTCATCTTCTGTAATTTCTGTGTATGGTTGCTGTGGGTATACTGTGTTACCCATTGGCAAGAATGATACAGCCTTTAGCTTACCCTCATACATATTAAGAACGGATGCGACATGCTGCTTTTCTGTTTCCTTGTCAAAGGATAGGGTTACGGATACACCGTTGTCTGACCAGTACTCTTGAGCTGTGGCAGCAAGAGACATCTTTTCAAACAAAGATACCTGCTTTTCGCTACGCTTTTGCCCAGACTTAATTGGGAAGTATACAACCGTAGTGTTTGCTGATACTACATCGTCTTCACACTTATACCCTGCAGCTTTAAATAGGTGAAGCATTGGGTCTGTGTTACCAAAACGAATGGCACGTAGGTAGAAGGCTCCGCCTGGTCCCCAGTGAACTCCAGGTGTTGCACCTGAGAGCAAGGACACTGAGCCAGATGGTTTTACGGTAGTCACACGAATTGACTCACGAACACATAGCCATTCAGAATACTTTTTGTCATAGAAACGAATCTTGTTGTATCCTTCATCCATCCAATTTCGTACAGTTGGAAGACCCTTTTCATCTGCAAAAGATGCAATTCCAGTTAGGGATGTTCCAATGCGACGGTTACGTTGCATGATTCCGTTAGTTTGCTGCCAGTGAGTTGGAAGAAGTGTTACGGTCTTTCCATATAGATAAGCAAACTTTAGAGTGCGTAGGAAGTCTTCCTTAGACTCGTGACGGTTTAGGTGTACCTCAACTAGGGTACATAGCTCGTAAGACTCTAGTGGCTGTTCTGCACATGGATTAAAGCCTACTACACGGTAGTCTGCACCGTCTGGCTGATCTGCCAAACGTCCGTAGTTACGGGCAACGTCTAGCCAAATAAAACCTGGCTCACCATTGTCTACAATGCGATCTACATACTTTGAGTAATCCATTCCCACAGTAGCAGAGATAGAGTTGTTGCTCATCCATGCCCATCCTGGAGCATCTGGGTCATAGCTGTTACGCTCTGGGAAAGCTTCTGCATTTTTTAGATTTAGGAAATCATCATCACCCTCTACACCTAAAGCTAGTGTTGCGGAACGACGTACGTTTCCAGAAACAACACATGTTCCAATTAGATTAATAATATCTACAATAGCTCTTGAGTCTAGTGTCTCTCCAGCACGTCCACCAATTACTTTACGAATCTGCTCGTGAAGTTGCTGTAATGGTGCTGGCCCAGAAGCAGTTCCTCCAAATCCCTTGATTGGTGCACCCAAAGGTCTAATAAGTGAGTAGTCTAGCTCTTGCAAATTTTGGTTTGGTCTTAGGAATGAATTAAGAAGAAGTCTTGTTGCCTCTACCCAACCTTCACGAGTGTCTGGGATCTCATAGACTGTCTTTGGTTCTACAGGTGCATGAATTGGCAAGGCCTTGTCTTGTCCAAGGGTATCAAATCCAACACCAATGCCAAGCATAAGAGCATCCATTACCCAAGCAAACAATGCACCTGGATCATTCTTGTCTAAGTCTTTTGTGGATACGACAGCACAGTTTTGTAGGGCTGCAGAGTTACGCTTTTCCATTGTGAGTGGTGTTCCAAATGTCCACATACCACGGCCTGGGGGAGTCCACTTTAAGTTGAACATACGGTCAAAAGCCTCTTGTGCTGACTTCTGAGCCTTGTAGTCATTCCATGGAAGACGGTTGTCCTTAGCATGATTCTTCTGAACAGAGTACATACCCTCAATAACTCTCTTACAAACTTCATACCAGCGTTCCTTCGTTCCATCTTCTTTGATACGAGAATAGGTTCTAGCAAAAGTAATTTCTCCAATGGAGTTTTCTCCCGCATCTCTGAAACCAAATGGTGCCTCTACAGTGCTGTATTTTTCAACAAAATCTGTTGGTAGGCTGAAGGAGAAAAAGTCGGACATAAAGTTATTACCTTTCGAGAGTGGGATAGAAATCTATTATAGCACAGTGTTTTTAGAAACACAAAACGCTCCTTAAAGTTTTACTTTAGAGTTTTGTAAAAACAAAAACTGTTAACAAAAAGAGCGTTAAATTAAATCATACCCTTGTAGATATTCTTCTACTTCTTTTGGCATTGGCTTATATTGTATCACATTCTTGGGAAGATCCTCTGTTCTTTTTGACCTGTCCCTAAACGTATGAATCTCTACCTCAGAATTGTTATCTTTTACAGTGTGACTAATTGCTCCAAAGATTGCACCACAAACAGCATCAGCTAAGTCCTTAGAGCTTTTTCTAGGATGATCTACCCTGTTGTTTTTCATTATCTTAAGTTCTGTAAGTTCTTCAAAGAGTAATTCAATTGCTGGCATAGCTAGTCTTTCTTCATACATAAGCATTGCCATGTCTTCGTAATGCTTCTTTGCCACTGATACTGTTTCAGTTCTAATACCCACAGATTTTAGCTCATTCTGTATATCAAAAGACTGCCAACGGTCAAAGCTAACCATTCCAATATCAAAGCCCTGTCTACGCAGGTTTTGAATCCACTGCTTTACTTCCGAAAGATTTACTGGGCCTTCAACCTTTGGCTCCCAATAGACAACTGCATCCACGATAACCATAGGGACAACCTGCTCATAATCTTTCATAACTTGAACTGATACCCACTTCTCTACGTGAGCAATTGCCACTGCACACTTGTCATGCTTCTGTGCAAGGTCAGCATGAACAAAGTATTTCTTATTTGGATCTGGGGTGAATGTCTCGTCAAATCTTTTTGAGGAATCAATCGGATTCCTGATTGTCATACAAGCCCTAACCTTTTCACGCTGCTTAAAGAATGCGTCAGATGCAAAAGTTGGAACGCAGGCAAACCTTTGCATAGCATCTCCTATGTCTGTATAGAAGGCCAGCTTAAAGTCGTCGATAGTTCTTGTCGGATTTACTACCCATGTTGGTCTTTTTAATGCAAAGACTCCTGGATATTTGTATGATGTGATGATGTCTTCATCCCATTCTATTTGAAGAGAATTTCCCTCAGCCTCTTCTGGCAAATCTGGATTCATTATGAACGTATGTTTTTGACTAATGCTTTCTTTTTCAGCAATAACAGAGTCATACCTTTGTGAAATAAAGTCTCCAGGGAACCGTGGGAAAGATAGTAGAGCTACCTTTCCTAGGTCTGGAAATCGAGAGTCTACAGAAGCACGAAAAGCTTTGTAGATGTTGTCAGCCGTCTTACCCTGGTCGTTACCCCCACCAATTTCTTGTGCGAATCCAGAGATCTCATCTAGCACTGCTAGGATAAGGTTAAGTCCCTCATGAGACTCACGCTCAGAGTGTCCAGAGTAAACTGTAATAGCTTTATCAAATTCAATAGACTCTGCTTTTGCATAAAACTTTCCAGCAAACCAAGGAGATCTTTCTATTTTATTTTTAAATCCTTTGAAGAAAACGTTCTTAGCTTGCTGAGCATTAATCGCCACGTTAATGATATCAATCGCATCGCCAGCTGGTTTTCCGAAATATCTCGCTGGGTCCTTAAGACAAAGGAGCTTGTATACGATGTAAGAACAAGCAACAGTAGACGTAAAATCCTTGCCAGATCCTTTGCCAAGCTGCAGAATAACTTCGTTTTTTGTATATTTTTTATAATATTTTGTCCCTTCTTCCTGTCCCATTAAATTAATTAAATCTTCTAGCTTATAGATTTGACTCATAGCCTCAACAATGTCGTATTGAACATCTGACAATGGTGGCTGGGCCAGGTAGTCTTCGCCCTCTACAAATGTTTTTGCATCAACTGGTGTCTCGTCAAAGTTACTATCTTTTAAGACTTCTAAAAATTCATCAAACATCGCTGACAATCGTAATTACCTCTTTGTCTTTTGAAACAGCAGATAGCCTACGCATAATCTCGTCTCGTATTTGTGGATGCTCTGAAGCAATGTCTTTAAGAATGTTTACTAGGACGTCTTGCTTTCTTTCAATCTCTAGCATCTCTTCTGCTAGTTCTTTGTTTTCTAGCAGTCCAGCTTTTTGTAGCATATCAATTCTTCTTGCCTCAATGTCAAGAACTAACTTAATAGCAGCTGTCTTTGCACTTAGGTTTGCAGTTGTGGTAGCATCATCGATAACCTCATAAGCTTTACTGATTAGCTTATTATAGTGTGTGTCTGCTCCAACTAAAGCTTCCTTGGCCCTTGCACGAATAGCGGCATTGTCGGAAGCCATCTGCTTCCATTCATTAATATAACCAACGACCTTTTGTCTGGGGATATCAAGCTCTTTGGATATCTGGGTTGCTTCGCTACCCTTAAGGTATTCTTCTACGACCCTATTCACCTTGTCTAGGTGTTCAATTAGGTTATCTTCAGTTGACATTCTTCTTACCCCTTTTTATTGGCATTAGTTTAATTCTATCAGATCTGAACGATCTCCATCCAGAAACTACTCCTTTGCTTAATTCAAAGCAGTCTACCCACTGAACCCCAGTCTCTTTGTTAGTAACAAGACTATCAAACTTAAACTTTGAACCATACTCTCCAGCTATCTTGATGACTTCTCCAGAAACAAGGACCCTGTTGCCAATTTGCATTTCTTTTACCTTTTCAAATTTAGTCTCTTGTACTGGTGCAAGCCTTCTTTTATTCACTAGGAGCTCTCTCTTTGGCAATCTTAAGAAGTATCAGGTAACCAAGCAGGTCATCAATCTCATTATCCCCTGGCCAGTCATGGCCATTCTGTATTCTTGAAAGCTTGTCATCAATACGTACCAGCAACTGCTCAACGTTATCAGACTTAGAAAATATTCTTGAAGGATGCAGGGCGGAGTCTCCGTAAGACCTATTCTTGGAAATTAGCAAATCTCTAACCTGATCTGAAACTCTTGCAATATCTTTTTCTGTTTGTGCACTCATTTTTTAGTCCTTAATCTTCCTTGATCTGGTCTGTTCGCCAGGTACCTTTCCATTTTTCATAAAGCTTGTTTACAGAAACTTGGTTCTCTCTACCATGCCTGTAGATAGTTTCAATCACCTCATGATCAATCTGAATTGGATGAGAGAACTTATCGCATTTGCTTATGTAATTTTGAGTCCAGTCAATTTCTTGCTGCACTGCTTCTAGTTTACTAGAAATTTCTGGAATGTCAAGTTGGCTCAAGGTATTACGCTCATAAAGCCCTAGATATGACCCAAAGCATCTTGGCCCGCACATAATGCATGAGGACCCATCTGTATCAAATAAACTCATCAAAAGATCGTTATCTCTAATAACAATGCTGTCTTGTAGGAAAATAAATCTATCTATGTTTGTATTTTCATACACCCACTTAATTTTTCCAAGCTCTTGGCCAGGCCCTGAAACTACAATGGCTGGAACACTTAGCGAAGACAAGCAGTCGTTCACCCAGTGTGCCCTGCCTGGCGAGGTTGCAATAACAATTGCTTGCTTCAATTCTTTATCCTATTCTTAATTGCTGTTGTTGAGACATGCCTGGTGTAAGGAACATAGACCAGGCCAATGCCTCTGGCATCTAGCCAGTCTTGACTAAAGCTCATCTGGCTGTAATAATCTTTTTTTGCCCAGTCAGAACCGATGACTATATAGTCAGGATCTGAAATCTGAATAGAAATTTTTGAATCGGTTCCCCCCAGGTTTGGTACTACGGAATCTACGTACTGACAAGCTTCTAACACTGCTTTTCTTTCTTCGTATGTACAAGCTGGATTTTTTCCTTTATATTCAAAGATAAACTCATCAGTGTTTAGCGAAACAATAACTGTTCCATCTAATCCAGCAATATCCTTGCACCTTTTTAAAAGATTTACATGGCCAGAATGAAAGAGGTCAAAGGTTCCCCCTGTATATACAACGCTCATCTTCTACTTTTCCTTAGTCCAAACTTTGCCAGATAGACATATATAGTCTCTACACTTGTTCCACACTCTTTAGCGATGTCTTCAGGACTCTTTTTGTCTAGCCAGTACCTCTTCTTAAGCCAGGCCTCGCTGGTGTATAGCTTTGCTGCCATTTTATAAACCAAGCTTTCCTGGATTGTTGACCGCATAGTGTCCAATTGCTACAGCATCCGCAACATCATTGTCATCTATTTTCTTGTCGTAATAAGTGTTTACAAACTTGATTGTTCTTTGCTTTCTAAACTCTCTCTCGATTGTTTTTAGGGTAGACGGAGCTTTATTCGGGTTGTTCTTTGCTACCTCTAGTTTTTCAGGAGTGGTAAGTTTTTTATTTCCTATAAAATTTTGCCAAGTAATGGGGCTGACTGATCCAAATCTTTTTACCCCAACAATTCTAGCTGCTCCAAGAAGGCCACCCTGAACTAGAGCAAGATCTGCAGCAGTCTTTGGACTATTCATAAACACTGTGTGCTCAATTACAATTGCATCAATATCAAACTTTTCAAAGAAAGCTACTGACTTTCTTGCAGCATCCCCTACTTTAGAGTAAGTGTCTGAACCCTTAAAGTTAATCTTGCCACAGGCAACTAAAGACTTGTCACTAAAAATGGCAAAGGCTAAACTATTGGTGCTGGCATCTATAGCACAAATATTTTTAGGAGTATCTATTAATAGATTAAGATTTACCATTAGACAACCTCTTTATATCCTTCAGAGCAATGGAGATGTCAACAGGATTAATTAAACATTTGCTACAGATTGGATCGTCATTATAGATTGACAAGTTTTGATCACACTTCTTGCACTTTCTAACTTTACCAGTCCTACGACTAATTCTAGAAAGCTGATATCTTTCTGCAATCTTTTGTTTAGTTGCTCCGTCCCTACATTCAGGAGAGCAATATATTTGATAGGAAACCTTAGTTTCAAAACTTAGGTCACACCATTGACAGTGCTTCATCTAGCGGCTCCAGGGACTTAATCTTTATCTCCCCAGTTCCCGCCACATCACAAGTTGCCCTGATAGGACAAGTCTTGCAAATTTTTGAATTGGACCTATAGTTTTTCTCTGGCAGGGTTTTATTTTCCCAAGCCTTCCTAACTGTTCTCATCCATTCAAAAGCGTTCTCTACCCACTTAAAAGAATACTCATTTAATTCTACAGGAAAAATCAATAGCTCGTGATTGTTTTTATTTTCATAAATCATCACAGCCTTGCTCTTATTTAAAATCTTCATATAAATAAGTAACTGAATCAGATGTCCTGATTTTGGCTTTCCTGCAATTTTTCTATACTCAAAACCTTCGTTGGGCATAGTCTTGATCTCACCAAGAAGATCCTGACCATCCCAGTCTAAAACAACATCTCCATAGCCAAAGATCGGTGGATCAGAGTATGTAATCTTAAACTCTGAATCTTTAAGGATGCCAGCATCGCCCATGGCTTTCTGAATTCTTTCATGAGACTTTGTTCCAGCCGTCATGTTTGCACCGCCGTAGGCATCTGCATTGTCTGTAAACATTGCACCCTCAAAAGCTAGATACCAATATCTAGGACATTCTCCGTGAGAGTATGCAATGGTTGATGGAGCAAAGCTTGTTTTTTTAGTAAACTTATCTACACGATTAACAATGTAGCCACTCTTAATTTTTTCAATAAGTGCTGCCTGGTCCAAAAAGGATGGCCTTGAAAGAATCTTTTGCTCTGTCTTTATCATTACTTGCTGCAGCAAACTTTTTGTCATTGTTAAGCTCTTCTCTATATCCTTCTAGTATACACTATCTGGCGATATATTTCAAGGCAGAGACCAAGTTATTAATGGCTTCTGCAGCAGTGTAGTATAGATTTTTCTTCCCACGATCTGACTTGTCCACATTAGCCATCCAAGTGGCTTTAAAGGCCATCTTAGCAGCTATTGCTTGTAGTCTTACTATTTCAATGGTGACTACATTGATAGGGATATCTGGCTTAATAATTACCTTGGCAATAAAGGTCAGGGCTGTATTTAGCTCCTCATCCTGCATATACTCTGCAATTTCAGATAGTCCGTTGATTGAGTCGATGGTTGTCTGCTGTTGTTCCATGAGAATATTATACCTCAGATTCCTTATCGTATCCAGAGATGGCTAGCTTTTCTTTTGTGGTTGCACTTCCCTTACCCACAAACCAAGGAAGCAATTCATGATAAAGGTCTACCAGAAGATTTACGTCCTGAATCTGGTACTCTTTCATTTCCTTCCAGGCCTTTTTGTCGCCTTCCATGCAGCGAATCCATAGCTTAAATCCAGAGTGCTTCACCTTGGCCCCAACGTCTAGTTTTTGTGCAACATAGTCTAGCTTGTTCGATGGGAACAAGAAGTTAGCCTTTGTGATACTCATAAGGTCTAGATCTTTTGTAGGTGATGGTGGTGCCATCCTGTTCTCCAAAAACTCTCGATTAATATGCTTGTGGTCAAAAGCTGCAGAGTTCCAGCCGACTAGCAAGTCTGCTTCGTCCATTAGCTTGTGCAACTCTTTTAGCATTTCCTTTTTACCATCGTGGTAAACAGACTTAAAAATTACTTTCTTTCCGTCTAGCCACCTTGCACCAAAGCATAGCATCTCTGTGCTTTTGATGATTTGATCAATGCTAATGTTCTGGTCCCAAAGGCCCCATGCATAAACCTGCATTGGTGTTGTTTCTATATCTAGTAGTAATATTTTCATTTTTTATTTTCCTGTCAGTTCTTCTAGTATTGATAATTCTATAATTGCTAATCTTGTTTTCATTCCAGACTCTCCTAGCACGACTACGATTGCTGGATCGTTGTTATTCTTAATCGCATCCGTAGTTGCTTTAGCCCATACATCTTTATTTAAGGTAAATGATTTACCGACTTCTTTAAAATCAACAGTAAAGTTTTCCCACGAAGCATCACCTTTGTGAATGCCTCTGCCAGAATTCTTGTGCTGTTTAGCACCAAGCCTTTTGCTCTCACTTCTCTCGCTCATAGTCCCTCTTTGTCTTTGGTTTTAAGCTTACGTTTGTGATATGTTTTTCTGAACACATCCAGCTAAGCAGCTTATCCTCTCCATAACAGCGTAAAGACGTGACTTCTTCTTTACAGGTATGGCACTTAAACTTGCCACTAATAACTATATACTTAGACATCTAGCTTACTTCTAATTGAGGCCTCTAGATCTTTGTCTTCTTTTACCTTATTGACAAATCCGTCCCTGCCCTGGACCTTAGACCCGTCTGGGAGGATGTACCAGGCCCCAGAACGCTCTACAATTCCTAAAAGCTCTGCAGTGTCCACTAGGTCCCCAATGGCGTCTATACCGATTGTGTCGCCTCTGAAGTAGAAGTCATATTCCCCAGCATCTCCTGGGGCAGAGGTCTTAGAGTTTTGGACTTCCCAGAGGACTCTTCTACCCATCTTTTGCTCAATCAGCTTATCCCCAACCTTAATCTTTCCCTTAATAGCCTTAGAGTCTGAGCTAGAAGAAAACAGCTTAACTATTGTAGAAGACATGAACTGAGTAGTCAGTCCTCCAGTGGGAACAGACTGTGTATACATGGCTTGAATGTTGTTTCTGGCTTGAGAAATGGCAATTATTAGAGCTGGCTTTTCACGATTGTTAGCGTAGTTTAGCATCAGCCAGGCATGCTTCAGGTCTTTAGACTCTGCACCAATTTGTTTGGTCTGGTCTAAAGCCTTTAGCTCATCAGAATCTTTCTCAAAGTATACGGCTGGAAGAAGAGAGCTAATACTATCAATCACAATAATGTCTACACCTGCGTGAAGAAGTGCAACACCAACGTCTACCATATCGTTTATACTTCTAGCTTCAGAGTATATTAGCTTAGATGTATCTACCCCAAGCTTTTTTGCCCAATCTTCATCATAGGACATCTCTGCATCTACCCAAGCACAGAGCTTTCCCTCTTTTTGTGCCATAGCAATTGTTTGCAAGCAAAGAGAAGATTTTGCACTGGACTTGCTTCCCCAAAGAAGAACTTGTCTTCCATACGGAAATCCGCCGCCAAGTGCTCTGTTAAGACCCACGCTTGGGGTAGGCTGTAGTTCTGTTTTAACACCTACTCCAGAACCGATTCTTTTTCTAATCTTTGGATCTAAAAGTGCAAAAGCTTCTTCTATAGTTGTCATTAAAACTTTACTCCATGTCTTTCTGGTCGTGACTTATTAAAACTAGTCTTATTGTTTAGAGCTACCTGTAGCTCTTGGTCGACATATCCATTATCCACCAATCCTTGGTATAAGTCAAGTGTTCTGATTACAATGTCTGCCATTTCGTCAGCGACTTCTTGCTTTCCCTTATTTTTACGAATGGCTTCCATGACCTCTACTGCTTCTGACACAATCATCATTAGCTGTTTAGTAATAAAAATATCGTCTACCTTCTCAGGCCAGAAGCCTTTTTCTACTGCAGTAGTATGAATTTCTTTTGCCATATCGTCTAGCCTGTTATACATCTTTTACATCCTCCATAATTATTGTTCCATCTTTTGTTTTTCCGAAAGAGAAGCTATATGCAGACCCCTCTTGAACTTTCATATATGCCTTTGGAAAGGCTGTTGGGAATACCGTTACTGAGTGCAGGTTTCTAGAACTATCTGCAAGTGTTAGTGAGGCCATCTTCTTGCCAGCCTTGGTGATCCTTGGCTTAAAGGAAACAACAAACATGTCATCATCTTTGTAAGGTAGCTGCTTGTATCCCAAAAACTTTACAAGGGCATTACTGGATTGTTTAATTTCATCCACAGGGATAGCAGTAACAATCCTATTGTTATCGCATAGAAGGAGGTAACTCCTACCAGCCTCAATAGTGGTTTGCTCTTCATCAAATATTCCTACGCTTCCAGTCTTATCTAAGACTTCTACACGTGACCAACCTTTTCCACGCTTAATAGATTTTACCATACCCATCAAGACAAATGCTCCCTTTTCTTCAAACTCTTCTATTGGATTAATGAAGGCATAGTAGTGAGAAGGAACCGTGATGTTGAACTCTGGAAGGTTCAAAAACTCATAAAGATTTTCCTTAATCTCTTCTTCGTTTCTTGGATTGTCTTCAAAGGTAGCTGCACCAATTACACGCAACGCCTGTAGAGATCTAGTGTTTACGCCACTACCCTTGGCAAGAGTAAACTCTTCCAAATGCTTATAGCTTTTGAATGGTCTTTGAGCAATGTACTTTGCAGCAATGTTATCAGAGATAAACTTAATAGCAGTTAGCCCAAAACGAATTCCCTTACCCTCAATCTTAAAGTCTGCATCAGAGTCGTTAACGTGAGGTAGCTTAACAGAGATACCCATACGCTTAGCTTCAATAAGATACTCTGTTCTAGTATCCTTATCCTTTTCATTCTTTAGCAAAGAATACATAAACTCTAGTGGGTAGTAATACTTCAACCATGCTGTCCAATATGAAAGAGTCGAGTAAGCCACAGCGTGAGACTTGTTGAAGGAATAGCCTGCGTGTGCCTCAAAGTCTTGCCACAAATCTCTTGCAGAGTTAGGAGCCATAAACTTAGAAGCTCCATCAATAAACTTATCCTTAAACTTGTCAAACTCTTTGGCGTCCTTCTTCTTACCGATGATCTTACGAACTTGGTCTGCCTCTGCCATCGTCATTCCGCCAAGCTCTGTACAGGCTTGCATAACCTGTTCCTGGTACAAGATACATCCGTAGGTCTCCTGAGTAAAAGCTTTCATGACCTGGTGGTGGTAACTAATATTTTGTTTACCGTGCTTACGAGCAATGTAATCTTTACCAATAGTATTCATAGCACCTGGACGAACTAGAGCGTTGGATGCAGCTAGCTCAGCAAAGTTTTTAATACCCATCTTTACAAGCAGGTTAGTATAGGGAGTGGCTTCACACTGGAACACACCCTTCGTATATCCAGAAGAAAGCATTTCATAAACTTTTTGGTCTTCCATATTTACAGAAAGCAGCTCAAGCTTTTTGTTATGCCTTTGCTCAATAATTTTAAGTGTGTCCTGAAGAACACTAAGAGTCTTTAGTCCTAGAGCATCAATCTTAATTAAACCAATACGCTCTGCCTCTGCCATGTCTACTGCAACTACAGGAATTCTTTCGTCTGATCCAGGAGATGATCTGGTTTCCATTGGTGCATACCTAAAGATTGGCTCCTTGGATGTTACAACTCCAGCTGCATGAATTCCCGTACCACGAATTCTTCCACGAAGCTGTTCTCCGTATCTTTCAATCTCTGGATACTTCTCACGAAACTCTGCAGTAGACTTTGATGTGCAGTATTCATCCCAAGTGTCTACAAGCTTCATAACCTTGTTTACGTCTGGAAGAGGAATGTTTAGCACACGGGCAATGTCTCTCACAACACCCTTATCTTTGAAAGATAGGAAAGTTGCAATAGATGCAACGTGACGATATTGGCGGACAAGATAATCTTTTACTTCCTCACGACGGTTGTCCTGAATGTCCGTATCAATATCTGGGAAGTCGTTACGTTCTGGATTAATAAATCGGAAGAACAGTAGTCCGTGTTTGATTGGATCAATATCTGTAATCCCAAGAGTGTAGCAAAGAAGTGAGCCAGCAGAAGATCCACGTCCTGGACCAACCATGATGTCTTCTTTCTTTGCCCACGCAATCATAGAGCGTACGACAAGGAAGTATGGTCCAAAGTTTTTATCTTTGATAACCTTAAGCTCTTCGTCTAATCTTTCTAGATACTGTGGGTCTGCCTCTAGTCCTCTAGCCTTTAAACCTTCTAGGGCTAGTGTCTTTAGCTCTTTGTCTGGGTCTTTGTATTGAACTGGCAAAAGGTTCATGTGGTCTTGGATGTTATAATCCTCGATCTTATTAGATATCTCAATTGTATTTTCATACATGTCATCTCTATCAATACCCTGAGCCTCCATGGCAGAACGCATCTCTTCATTAGATAGCAAGTGAATATCAAACTTGTTAAAACTCATCTGTCTGTCTGCACCATACAGATAATCTAGTCTGTCCATAAGGTTATCAAACTTTTTAGACTTGTCGTATGTAGCATCCTTTTCAACCTTGTTAGAGTAAGTGTTAAGGATAAGCTTTAGCTCTTGAATTTCTTTTTGCTCTGGACCTGAGTGGTGACAGTCTGGAGTTACTACGGGCTTGATGCCAAATTCATCTGCCAATTCTAAGATTGTTTTGTTCATCTCTGGTGGATTGTGTGGCATTACCTCAAGGTAATAGTCATCACCAAAAGTATCTTTACACCACTTGATATGTGTTTTAGCAAAGGCTAGGTTTCCTGCCTCAATTGCCTTAGCCAATACTCCACTAAGACATCCAGAGGTGACTACGATACCCTCTTTATACTGTTCTAAAACTTTCCAGTCAATTCTTGGTTTCTTGAAAAATCCCTCAGTCCAAGCAATCTCATTTAGTTTGTTTAGGTTTTCTAGACCTTTAGGATTCTTGGCAAGAAGGACAAGGTGGTTATAAACAAGGTCTAGTGGCCCTGTTCTCTCGTCTTTATCACGACGGTCAAAACGATCCTCCGTTATATATCCTTCTACGCCAAGTATTGGCTTGATGCCCTTTTCTTTTGCAGCACGGTACATCTCTCTGTGACCAGACAAAGAACCGTGGTCAGTGATTGCAATAGCGGACATCCCTAGTTCAGATGCACGATCTACATACTCTTGTGGAGTTGCGATTCCATCAAAGAGTGAGTAGTGCGTGTGAACGTGTAAGCCAACATACCCCATATATTTTTACCTACTACCAGTCAATATTGGTAGCTGATGTTGATGATGGAGAGTCAAAGCCCAAGTAAAAAGCTTCCTGCTCTGCATACGGAATATTCCTTAGAGCTAGCTCTAGTGGGAACGCTTCTACTCCAGACCAGTTGTATGGCTCTGTGTCAGGTCCAGATGGGAACAACGTGTAAGTTGTTTCTGTACCCTGGCCACTACGCTTTAGCTTCCAGCTTAGGTTTGAAATGCTTCCAGTCTCTAGTGCATACTCACGAATTGTGTTGAATGCAGACTGCTTACTGATACCCATAGACCAGATTGCGACATACGGATCTTCTATTCCGTCGTCAACTAGGACGTTGCAGTAAAAACGAAGACGTGCTTTCCAGCCAGCCTTTGGATCTTTACGGTGCATCTCTTCTGCCCAGTCACGGCCTTCTGTTTCCATTGTGTCTACAGCCTTACGCTTGTAGTCCTTTGGATTTGTGTGCTCTTTTACTACAATTGCTAGACCACGCTTTTCATCATAGTTTGATGAATCTTCGTCTAGCTCTTCAATAAAGCGGATCTTTACAGCCTGTCCGTCAGCTAGCTTTAGCCAGCGAACCTTGCTTCCAGTTCCTTCGTACTTTGGTTTGTCAAGCAGGGCGTTGATATCTTTTAGTCCCTTTGTTACGCTCATATTTATTCTCCTATATTTTGATTGTTACTTTTTTATTTTAGCATATTAGCAATAGTATTGTCAAACTTAGAGTCTAATGACTTTATATCTTCGTCTGACATATCACCAATGTCTTTGTATTTATTATCTAGTTGTATTACAGAAACACGAGAGCCAAGCTTATCCAAAAGCTTTTTCTTCATATTGCCGCCTGCTTCATCATTATCTGCAATAACAATAATGTTATTGAAATACTTTTGAAGAAGTTCTATTTGCATACTAGAAACATTTGCTCCTAGTGTGGCTACTGCTGCTAGGCCGACTTGGTCTAGCCTAATTGCATCAAAGGATGATTCTACCACATAAACCTGCTCTGCAGTTTTTACACGGTTTATGTTAAACAAAGTTTTGCTCTTAGGCAGGCCTGTACTATTTTTAAACTCTTTGCCCTCAATAGATCTTCCAACAAACCCTAAAAGAATTCCGTCTGGTGAGTGAACTGGGACAGTCACCATATCAAAATTTGCTGAAAAACCTAGTCCAAATTTTATCATAGATTCTTTATTAATTTTTCTGCCATTAAAGTAAGTGCTGGCTCTTGGAGAATCCATGGCTTGCAAGTGAAGTTTTTTAATTTGAAGCTCATCATATGCTACATACTCTTGCCTGGTGTGCAACTGACGAGTCATCTCTTGTTCTAGATCTGTTTCTTGTTCTTTGCTTTTAATAAAACGAACTGACTCAAAGTATGTTCTGCCAGAAGTAAACATTGTAAACTCAACAAGGTCAGAAGTTTTTTGACAGGAAAAGCAAAAGAATATGCCACTGTCTTTATTTATTTCTCCAGCTGGACTGCGGTGGTTATTATGAAACGGACAAAAAATTATAAAGTCAGAATCTAGCTCAGTCTGAACCTCTATACCCGATCCCGCAAGAACTCTTCTAACTTGCTCTTTTGTGTATAGATTACCTTTGTTCCGTCTAGTCCTATTATCCACTGTGTTTTTTTCTTTCCTACGTATATTCCATATGTCGTTAATTTAAATTCAAATATTTGTGCTTCTTTATTATACCGTATTGTGAAGTCTGGGTCAATGTCTAGTCTTGGCACATACCCCAGAGTTTCCATCTCAATTACTAATAGCTTTATATATTCTGTTTTTAGTCGTGCAATTGTTGAGTCGTCGTAAATGCTTCCATCTAACGAAAAACTCTTAATCGGTTTATGGTGTAAATTGTCCATAAACCATTATAACTACTTATCTTCATAATCCTTGTACTTGTACCAGCCTTTGTCAAAGTCTGCCTGCACAAGGAAGTCTCCCATAAATCCATTACGGTTCTTTCTGAAAACACATTCTAGGATATCGCTATTAGCTGCTCTACCCATTGCTAGCACCCAGTCAGCATCGTAGGCAATCTGGCGTGACCAAGCTGTCTGTCCCAGCGTAGGTACGGTATCAAGTTTTGTAACGTCGTCTGGTGTTGCAGACGAGATAGCCATGATTGGAACCTCTTCTCCAATAGCCATAAGCTTTAGTTCACGAGACAGGTTTTTCATTCTCACAGTTTCATTATCTGACTTTTGGTTAGGGCTCATTAGCTGTAGGTAGTCAACAATGACAAAGTCTGGCTTATACTGATCTATCTTTCCACGAAGAACTGACGGAGTAATGTCTCCACCAGTATCATTAGATATGATATGAAACTCTGGCTTACCCTCAACATTGACCTTGTGCCAACGCTTTAGGTCATCAATATTTATTTCTCCGTTACTTATCTTACGGTGTGACCAAAGGCCTTCACCCATAATTGTAAACACACGATTACGAACTTCTGTCTCTGACATCTCAAGGCTAATAACCATGGGAGACTTACCCTGTTTCCAAGCCTGAACGGCAAAGTACAGGGATAGCCAAGACTTACCAATACCTGGGTAGGCAAGAAAGACTCCTAGTTGCCCTGGCATAATTCCAGAAGGTAGGTAGTTATCGAAGCCTGGTAGCCCAGTCTTAATTCCTAGTATACCTAATGCTTTTTGCTTCTGAACATTTTCAAAGTAAGCTACTGCAGAATCAATATCTGTAACATCAATGTCACGAATAACTGCCGTGTTCTTTTTTAGCTCTGAGGTTTTTGTAATTAATTCTTCTAGGGCTTCTGGTCCCTTACCTCCCTGGACATCAGCAGCTGTTGTCATAAGAATATCTTTTAGGCTAGAGTTAAGATACTCTGCTTGCAATTCTTCTAGGTGGTGCTTTGTTGATCCCACGTCTTCTGTAGTAGTAAAGTCTCTAAACTTTTCTAAGACTAGGCTTACTGGAGGCACAGATGCGTTTACTTCAGAATACTTTCTGATAAACTGCCAAACATCAGTATGAGTACGTAATAGGTTTTCTACGTTTGCCTGTAGCAAAACATGAACCTGTTTGTCTTTTAAGACTGCAGATATTAGTTTTGCTTCTACGTTACTCACTTAGCCACTCCTTTGCTTGTTTTCTTCTCTCGGCACGTTCTCTTAAATCTTGTACTAATCTTTCCCTGGAAGTTATAATAGTGTCTGCATAGTTTGCAAAATATTTCCAGTTAGGGTTTGGGCTTACCTCAAAGTAATAGTCTAACATATCATAGCAGACCTCTAGAGTGAAAGACTCTATTAAAGCATCTGCTGCCCACTGCTCTACGTTTAGATTGACAATAGGCTTTTCTTCATACCTGGCTTTGTGTAGCTTAGCGTACCTGCTAAGTAAAGCCATTCGGTATTTACGTTCGGCCATTACTTGCTGTCAATTTCAGAAGAGGCTTCTTTAACCTTTTCTGCTAGCTTGTTTTCTACAAATTCATAGACACGCTCAAAGGCTTCGCCAGTGTTTTCGTTGTCTCGCTTGCTATCTGACACTTCTAGGTCAATCCTTAGTGATTGAAAATTGCCAAGATTAAGCGTGTATCCTAGTCCAACTTTTACTCTAGTGCTTTCGTTTTCCATACCCATATCTTTCTATTAAATGGACTCAGACCAAATAGGAATAAATCTTCCGTCTTCTGTCTTCGTATAAGTCAGTATACCATCTCCCATACGCCTTGTCAACTCCTGTCGACTAGGGGTTATGTCATTAGTAATTAACTTATCATTTCTTGGTCTACCCATGTGGTAGGTAGCCAGTATATCACGAATTTCTTTTACTTGTGATTCTGAGTAATAGGATCTAACCTGCCACCCAGTTTCCCCACCTTTTTGAGATCCAGTGGGGTGAGGGATAATTCCACGCTTCATTAAGCTGGGCATATATTTTTTGTGACGATTTACAAGTTCTGCTGTTTGGCCAACAGTGTAGGCTCTTTGTCTATTTTTCTTAAAGTCTGAAATTAGGCAGCTTTCAATTCTGTCTTTTACTATATTAAAAACCGACATAATTCCATTAGATTTATTTAGGTGGTGTACTCTTACTAACTCACCGTTTAAGAACCAAACCTTTTTATTTCCTGGTATAGATGGAAGAGCATTATACTCTGCCATGTCTACCTGGCCGTGTCTCTTGGTCATTGCTAGTTTGGAATACCCACAGCAATAATGTGAACTTTGACAGCTAGCTGTCCTGCTGTATTGAATCGAACAATACCATTTACCCCTGAGTTAGTCACGCTTGAAATAACTACAGAAACATCTTTTCCAGAAGACGTTCCTTCAATAAGAACTGGGGTAGCAGTAACAATAGGAGGATATTTGTACTCACCTTTAAAGGAGTATGAAAAAGCTTGATCTGTTTCTGCCGTCACTGTTGTTAGTGTTGGATAGATGATCTCTTCTCCAGCAACAACCTTAGTGTCTGTTAATAGTGTACTTTGTTTTCCTTCTGCTGTATCTATAGATGCATACTTATATCTTGCAGAAGAAATCTGAGAAGACAAATCATTAATCGCTTCAACTATTTGATATACATAGTTTACGTCTAGAGGCTGTCCTCTATCTGGTGTTGGTATTCTGGCCATAATTAATTATACCACTTATTCCGCTAAAAATCTACCACTTAAGCTGGTGGGTTTAGCTCTAGGTCTGGGAACTCTTGTTCTCTTAAAACTTCACAAAAAACAATTGTATATCCGCAAATACCACAGGGGTGTGAGGTACTTGACCTTTCAAACCAAAAAGATGTTGCCTGTTCAAATGTAGGGCATTCTGTGTTTGTGCACTTCATGCTTAATAAATATTTAACCATTTTTTCCTTATATCTTAATTATATAGTTTACCACAACGTATGGCTGTAATACGTTTACTGGAACTACTCCGCCAAGTCCATCTCCGCCTACAGAACTTGTTGTAAAAGCGTGATCGTGCGATGCACTTCTTCCATTGGTTGTGCCAGAGTGGCTGTGGGTGTGGACCCAGGCGTCGTATGACGCAGCTCCAGCAATGTTTGAGCCGCCAGAACGGTATGAGCTTCTAAAACCAGAACCAGCACCAGACCCAGAGCCTCCAGCAATAACAGAAGCTGAGCCAGCACCATGAATATTTAATATTGCCTGGTCACTGCTTGTACCAAACGTGTGGGTATGCTCCTGAGTTTCTGCAGCTGTTGTTCCTGTGTGATTGTGAGATGGTATATTTGTAGCTGTTAGAGATACGGCTTTGGCACCACCAGTTTCTCCAAGAACATCGAATTCAGCATCTGTTCCCCTACCCACAGGAATTCTGTTTTGCAAATTTGGCAAATTAAAAGTTGTAGTTCCATTTCCAGCACCGTAGGCTATTCCAATAGTAGTGAACAAAGAGCTGTATGTTGTTCGTGACACTGCTGCTCCATCACATAAAAGATATCCTGGGGGTGCTGTTGCACCAGCAAATTGAGAAATAATTCCAGGAGCACCACCGCCAGTTGCGAGAGAAATCCCCTGAAGACTTGACCACGGAGTAGTTCCAGTTCCCACTTTCAAAATTTGATTTGTGACATCAAACCCCGCTTCGCCAGCTGCAAGGACTGTGTTTTTTGTAGCCCAATTTGCAGCAGTATCATTTCTAAACTGTATTAAATAGCTCATGCACTACCACCGCTAATGCTTGGCTGTAAAGATTTTTCAGCTGTAGATATTGTGAGGGTAGGGCTCTCAATCTTTTCTGTTCCAGCTAGCTGTATGGCAATTCTTATATCTGTAGCTCCGTAGCCAATTGCAGTTAAGCTAAGTGGCTGTAAGAATCCGTATGTGTGTATTGGGGAGGATCCTTTAAAAAAGTAATCCCCCCACGTACCGCCAATTTTATAGCTAACAAAAATATCATATAATGCTGCCTTGTTTGCATCTCCCCAGGTTACAATGATGTCTGATGGAGTAACCTCAATATTAGAAGTAACAGTTTTAATAAGACTTGTTGCATTTAGGGTATAAATGGGAGACCAATGAGACGTTCTGTTCCTGTCGTTTGAAATAATCCTATATCTAATTAAGTATTTTCCATCTGGAGTTAATGGTGGAAGATCCTTTTTTTCGATAGTTACTTTTTTAGCTGGCATTGTCAATGTCCAAATCAACGTCTAGTGCAAATCGAAATTCTACTAGATTTGAAGTATTCGAAACTTTTACTACAGGAAGAGAGTCTTGAGACTTCACTACAGAATAACCTGTCATTCCGTATAAAGGGTTGATAGATGATACGTTTTCTAGTCTAATTGCGTCAAGAGCTACGTAATAGTCTGAGGTCGGTGTTCCGCCAGCCCCCAAAACAGATGCCCAAATTTTTACAACATTAACTGAGTTCCATGTAAAGATTGTACTTTTTACTAGCTCGTCTAGCCTTTTGGTAGCAACAACATATCTATTGGTTGAAAAGTCGTGCTGACCTTCACCAGTTCCATTAGTTAGATCAACTTGAAGCTGGGCATAACTTGTTGCTTCGCCAGCGTCGTTGTCTGCAAATTCAACTAGAACTTTTACACGAGATGGGTGAACTTCGTTTGAGGCATCTTTGCTGACAACAGAAAATGCAAGCTTTAGCTCGTCCATTGCTGAGTTTTTGTTAAGATCAATACTTGCTGCAAGCAAATGTATGTGATTAGACCCAGAGCTGGCTACCATTTTTGATCCTGAAGGAATTGATAATGTTGACTCATCTCCAGATATAAAAATACTGTTATTAAGATATCTGCAGGACTCGTATCTTTCTAGCCTCTGAATGTCCAGCAAAGTTTTATTATCTGCATTAGTTTGAAAAACTTTAGAGTCCTGAGTAATTATTTCTGGATCTGTAGTAGCTAATGGTACGTTAATTATAGGAATTGCTGTAGCATTTGTTGCTGTGTGATGTTCCCAATTTTCTGTTGTTGAAAAAGAATATACCATTTTGCTATCATAGGCTCCCGCTGTTGGGTTTGATGCAGCAGAGTAAACACCTATTTCTGTAATCTCATATCTTTCAACTGTTGGCAACTCTGCAGTCAAAACAATCTTAGACGCACCGTCTTCATTTACATATCCTTTTGAGCTAATGGGAACACGAAACATTTCAAACTCTAGATTTTTCTTTTCTAGTATAGAAGAAATTTCATTATTGTTGGGTTCGTGATCTGCTGAATTTGGTTTAGTTCCACAGCCAATAGCAATGTGTGTTGCGTATGCTGGAGCTTGACCAATAAGGTATTTGGCTAGCAAGTTTTTTCCAACGTTTGTAATCATGAGCTATAGTCCTCCATATATATTGTAGCATCAAAAACTTTTCCAGAAGAGACCATTTGAACCTCTATTTCGTAATCTGCCTTAATGTTAACCACATCAATTATAACATTTTCTGTAGCTGAATCAATGTATGCAACCAGGGGCGGTAGTTCATTTGTCGTTTGCTGTATGTGATTTTCTAGCTTGATTGGAAAATTCTTAAAGTACGAGTCCGCAGAATCTGGCATCTTTACCATATTTTGTGGATTATAATCAATAGCTAACTGAGAAATGTTTTTTATTGGTCTGTAGACTATGTTCTGTCCATTGACTGTATCATGTCTAACTAGACTAATTAGCTCTAATCCCCCAATTTTTTCTAAAGTTAATTTAAGTATTAGATCAACTGGCAAGTCGTTTATATCAATTAAAACATCTGATGGCGTTGCGTACTTAACTGGCTCCCTTGCAGAAACCACTAGGGGTTTAGGCATTCTAGCAATTGCTTCTTGCCTTGCTTGCTCTGCAGCTGCTGCCGCAGCTTGCCTATCTCTTTCTTCTTGCTCGGCTCTTTTTCTATTTGCTTCGTCTATAGCTGCCTGAGCTGCTGCATTTGCAGCTGCCTGAGCTGCTGCCTGGGCTGCTGCATTTGCTGCTGCCTGAGCTGCTGCATCTGCTGCTGCCTGAGCTGCTGCCTGGGCTGCTGCATTTGATGATGTTGTATTTGCTGCTTCCTGAGCTGCTTTGGCTGCTGTTAGCCTATTTTGAGCAGATGTCACAGCCCCGAGATAAAATTTTCTATCGCTAGAATCTTGAGTCTTTTTTGCAACGTAAGCCGCTTCTGCACGTTCTATGGATCTTTTGTTTTTTGATGCTATGGCACTGTCAAGTGCAGCTTTAAGAGATGATAAAGGGGCGTCAAATCTTCTTAATTGAGCTTGAGCATTATCAAGCATTTGCTGTGCTGCGGCAACTTCTGCACTCATTTTTACACCTCACTCAAATATAAACTCATGCTTGGTCCAGAGCTATCTTTTTTATAATCTATGCTATAAACAACAAATCTTTTTTCTGGATCAAAAGTTACTTCATCAGAACTATCAGAATAGTCTATGGACACGATATCTCCTAGCTGTATTGTTGGGTTAGCAAAAATGCTAACGCCTACGGACCTTCTCGGTTTCATAATTTTTGATATTAACCATTTCATTAAGTTGTTAGCTGCATCAGCACTTTGTATATATATAGAGTCCAACAAAAACTGATTTCTTCCATATGTTATTCTACTAGATTTAATGTCATTATACAATTCTTTTTGTGTTCCTGGAGACAGGATGGTTAGGTCTTCTTTTAGTTGTGGATTTGAAAAGTTTGAAGTTTTTTCAAAATAATTATCAACAGTTAAATCATAGCGAGAATCTTGAGTAAATGTTATTCCTTGAATTCTTAAGTAGTTTCCAACTGTTTCATCTAAGAATAAGAATGTGTCTGTAGCGTTAAAGATTAAGAACTCTGCACCATATGCTCCAGCAAAGAATCCAGAAACCGTGTATCCACGAAGCTTGTTAAATGTTGGAGATATTGATGCGTATAAGGCTGGATAAGCCTTGTCATACTTTACATTAAAGTATGCCATCTCCCTAAAGATACTGCCGAACTCTTCATAAAACATGTTATATTTTGGTGGCTGAGATGGGTCTATTCCAGAAAGGTATGTAGGTTGAACAATACCATTGATCGAATATTTCCTAAATGCTTCATTAGATGATATGTCAGATTTGTTTGTAAAAATTTCATTTGCAATTGGGCCCAGAGAAACGTCAGAGTTTTGACTATAGTTGTTAGTTAAAGCATAAACATTTTCAAACATGCAGTGAGACGCTCCACGAACAAACAGTGCCACATTGTTTACATTATTTAGGGGGAGTGGGTCTGGATCGTCAACTACCGCTATCTGAGTATCATTTAGGTATAAGAAAAATCTTCTAGAATTTCCTACTGGTTGATACTCTATAGCTAGATCATAAACAGTTGTCAGCTCTTCAGCCACTACCCTTGACTGGCCAGCAAAGTTTCCATCATCAACAATAATAGAGGATAGACCGCTCCAAAGCTTAACTGGTATTCCGTCTTCATCTCTTGTCAAAACCCATTTTGAGTTTTCTGATCCTGGCGTTGTTAGCGTATAATATCCATTTTGAGAAGGATCTTTTTGTCCAATTAAAGAAACTCTTTGACCAACTTGAACAATGGATGGTGCTATTCCTCCAGACGGCAGGATAAGTTCTCCATCCTGAGAAGCTGTTATAGTAGTAGGCGTTGCGGCACCAGGCAAGTTATTGTCTAGGGTCAGGCTTGTTGCTGTTGGCGTTGGGTCTTTTGTCGGATCTCTTAGAGGAGTCTGAATGTCATAGCTTGTGTTTTTTAATATTTTATAGAAAAATACATTAGCCACTCCGTCTAAGTCAAAGGTAGAAGGAAGCAGCGATATGTTTTCGGTCTGATTGATTCCAGTGGTGTCTTCAACTGTAAATCCAAATCCAGATATGGTTACTGCTGCTGATGTTGCCCCAGTTACGGTCCAGGTTCCGAGTGCATATGTAGGCAGATTTACAGGACTAGAGCTAGCTGGCTTTCCAGAATCAAGAATAATTTTAGATCCGACTGGGTAGCTTTTACTTGCTGAGCTAACGTACACAACAGCAGAGTTAGAGCTAGTGGCGTTAAATCGTGTAACATTTTTTCTAACTCTAGAGCTATTTAGCTTATACTTATCTATATTTTTTTCTGATAAAGCTGCTATCTCAAAGTAGTATCCGTTGTTATTTTCTGGATTTAAAAGTGTCGCAATTCCACCGCTTCCACCAGAAATAGTTTTATTTTCATCTGGGGTTGTGGTTTCCACATTAAAGTATGTTGTTGCTCCTGAAGCATTCTGAATTGACTTATCATTGTTTTCAATTTTTCCGATAATTCTCATTCTTGTTCCAAAATGTTTAAAAGAATTATTTAATGGTTTATTTACGTAAGAAATAAAATCTATTGGAGAATCTTCTGAAGAAAACGATGGTCCATTAAATACCAGGGCTGATGCCTGAACAGTTTCTGATGTAGAGGAAAGCTGATTCTTGCTAGATAGCTCTTCGTTGTGAGAAAAAGATAGATAGTTTTTTATTACGCTAGACCTTGAAGACTGAGTAGCTAAAGACTTTCCTACTCCAGCTGATCCTGTGCTAATGTCCCCAGTAAATGCAAAATTTCCAAACAAGTAGTTTGACTTCATTTTACATCCATAAACATTGTCGTTGCTTGTCCACTCAGGGCTTAGTCCTGCAACGTGAGGCACGATCTTTGTACCAAATTGTTCTCTGCCGTGTTTAGCTACCTCACCGTTGGACATTCTGGTTATGCCATTAAAAGTTTCGTAGTTTGGCTCTGCATAAATTCTTACACGTCCAGTTGGATAGATTTTTCCATTAAATGATAGCTTAGAGAAATAGTCTTCGTATTCTTGTGGACTTGTTATCCAAACGTTTCCTCCAGTAAAAGTAGATCCTGTTACGCTTGATGGCAAAACCGAAACGTTATACTCTACTGCATCATACCTTATAACTTCTCCAGCAGAATAAAAATATCCATTGTATCTTCCGATAAACAAAACTCCATCTCCAAAGTCAATAATGTTATTGACAATTTCATGATTTACGACCCTAGGTATTTGATCATTCAAATCTGAGTTCAATGGAATAGCTGCTAATGCGTATTTGTTTCCAGTTGCTGTTTGTCCATTTGTAGGCTTTATATTTTCTGTTCCTGAAACTTCCCAAAGCAATGCTGGCTTGTATATCCAGGAAATATTTTTATCTGCAACAAAGGCTTGCTTTAGAGACCCCATAGATTTCTGAATGTACCTTGCTATATAACTTATCTTGCCGTCGTTAAAAACATTATTGTCCTCTGAGGCTATATCTATAATATTTTCTTTATCTGGAATGTTTGTATCTTTGTTAGAGCCGAGCAACACTATATCCGTAGCTCTTTCCTGTTCCGTTGGCAAAGAGTAGTTTCGACTCATCATAACAAAATTATTATATTCATCAAAGTACATTGCTGTTTGTGTAGCTATAGCAAGATTGTTTAACACTTCTGCAATAGTCTCTTCTGGGGAAACAAAGAAATACGGAATTATTGGATCACTTTCTCCATCCACTCTTTTGAAGGAATAGTTGCTAAAACCTATGCTATCAAAAATTGTTGCAAGTGCATAAGACAACGAAACATTTGGAATTAAAAGTTCTGGGGCCAGCTGCGACTCAAAGTAAAAGAAGAGGTCTCTTAGTGATAATCTAAGCTCTCTTGTTTTAAGATTAGTCTGAGGGAAAGATTCTGAGTATAAAGTTTTTATTGGTACATAAAAACTTTTCTTAAATCTGTTATTGTTGTTATCTAAGATTTCAACGTCTGAAATTATCTCATAAAACTTTATTTGAATATTTTTATTTATGTATTTTGATACAATACTTCCCTTTCCAGTTTTTGGGTTCCAAACGTTGTTTGGGTTAAAGGACTGGTCATAATCGAATAAGGATAAGTCTCCAGTAGATGCTAGTAATTGACCTACTGGTAAACCACTTACCCCTAGGTCCGAAGCATTTTTAGTTACTGAGTATGAGATTGTTTTTTCTGTTAGGTCAACGGCAAGTCTTGGGGAAAGTTCTATTAGATCAAAGGTTGACCCAAACTTATTCATTGTATCTACGACAAGCCTAATTCCAGAAATAAAAATAAATTCTTCATATCCTAGTACTCCAGCTTGTGCTGTGCTATATTTTTTAGGAGTCGTAGTGTCAGTTACGAAGTTTGTTAGCTGGTCTACATTTTCATCTACCACATACCACCCATACTCTGGGGTGAATTCAAGATACCGATCGTTTTCCCAAATATAGTATTTTCCAATATCATTTGAGCTTCTTTTAACCAGGTAAGCCTGGCCGTTTTCATTATTTGGTGGAAGAATAGTTGTAGAAGCTACAACTCCATTGCTTATAAAGTTTACCCTGAATCTTTCTGGCACAATAAGCCCGTAGCCAACTTCTAGATATCCATCTGTACCGATTATTGGCTGGCCATTACTTCGAATAGAATTATTATCAAAAGATATTGCGTCTACCCAAACATTATTTTTTAGATACTGAACCTTCCATTTTACTGGAGTTGTTTTATTCTGTTCTCCAAATAGTGGGTCTGTAAAGAATCCAGCTGGTCCAGAGAATGGCCCTAGGTCAACACTGCCTACCCCAGTTTGCATTTTTACAACAACCCTGTTTACTGGAATTTCTTCCTTGTACACAACATAAGGAGCAACGTCTTCTATGTTATGGTTGTTATTAATAGTATTATTTGCAATTCCATACTCTTTTCCATCTTCAGTTCTATAAGAGGTCCAGTATTTAAAGTTATCGTTTTTGTCTGGCATGTAGTATCTTGGTCTATTAAACATGTCAACATTGCTATGATGAAGATATTTTCCAGTAATTCCATACCTAAGTTTATTAATTCCAGATCTAGGTCTAAACTTACCAAAGCAATCTTCCAGGGAAAACAAAAGCTTTTCTTTTTCTTTTTTGGGTTTAAAGATAACTGGTGTTTGCCCGTCCTCTTTAAATCCTCCATCAACTAGTATGTCTGCATCGGTTGCCCCAGTGTAAAAATTTCCTACGTCTTTAGGGTCGTAGATGTTTGGAATTGATCCGTATTTTTGAGTAACTCCTAGTAGAGGTCGGTAGCGATAGTTTCCAATATCAGCGATGTTTTCAAAAAAATTCATGTTCCATTCAGCAATGACTGCAGCACGAGATTTGATTGTTGAAGATGTTTTTAAATGATCGCCTAACTCTTTGCTGTCAAACATTTAAACCTCTTCTAGACTTACGCTAATATTCCATAAATCATGATTAGAGCTACCACGTTTTTCAACTGAGTATGTAAAGCTAGAAATATACATTTCAATAATTTCATTGTACTGTTTTAATCTAGAATATTTTTCTGGGTCATTATTAGAAAATTCTGTATACTTATCGTAAGCAAGGTATACATAAAAAGACCCTTTGTAAGAATTGTACCAGTCTAGTATTTCTAGACCACCTGCTCCGCCGTCAGACGTAAACTGCTGATCTTTGTAGTATGGAGAGCCGCTGAATTGCTCTACAATCTTTTTTGGTGTTAGGGAATTGTTGTCGTGATCTATTTCTCTAACCAGAAGCTTGTCTGGTGTTGATGGATTCTTATCGTGGTCTACAGATTCTACTAAGCCTTCCGCTTTTCCAAACTCATTAAATCCTGGAAAGTTTGAAAAAGATCTAGATGGTAGCATAGTCCAGGATGTGGAAAGCTCTATCTTATCTGCAACATGATAAGACCTCATTCTTCCATTTATCATTCTTTCTCTTTTTTCAATCCTTAATGAATTAAATTGCAAGGAAGATCTGTTGTCATCTGATAATATTAAAAACTCACCAATTAGTTCTTCTTCTGTTGCATCTGTAGGTCTAATTTGACCAACTTCAAATCCTGAAGGAATATACAAGCCTTGCTCAGAAATACCTGGATTATTTGCCCAAAGCATAGCTTGTGGACGACCGTATTTTTTTCTATTAGTCATGTATGCATTAGTTGCCATCAGAACCTATTGCTCCTTATTCTTTGAGAATCAATGTTGCGAATCTGCCCCATTACAGTTTGTGCAATTGCGTTAGGGTCTGACTGAGAAGCAACATTTACGCTCAAGTTATAATTATACACTGAACTGGAAGATATTGGGGTAACTTGACTTGATATTACAGAACCCTGGCTAATTGAAACTGGAGAAACTTGAGTATTAAAGCTTGGAGAGCTAAAGTTTTGTGCAGTAGGCCCCCCTGAGAATGATCCCGCTGAGAATGAGCCAGAGTTAATACTATCAAACAGCTTGGTTCCAAGTTCTTTGACTCTTTGAGATTTTACAACATATTCTCCTGGAGAAAGCATTGCTGGAATTGTGTCTGTGCCCCTGCTTACTAGGCCTCCATTAGCAAAGTATCTTGGCATCCATTCTGAACGATTTTGGTAGCCACCAAGGCCAGGTACGCTTTGACGATATGATGGAGTAAGATCAGGTCTTCCTTCACGAATTAAACCATCTATCATTTCTCTATTGTAGTCTTTACCTTTTAATTGCTGGAATCCAGTTTTTGCTCTTATACCTTGACCAATATCAAAGTGATAGATTTTCTGACCCGTTGCTCTATCGGTTGTTACTCTCACAAGCTTCATGTTTTGACCTCTTGCAAGAAGTCCATCTACTACGTTAGAAGCTGGCGTTGGAAGTATTTTATTTATGTCTTCTACACCTGGAATGTCTGACTTTACGTTAAACTTATACAATGGGTAAAGCGGTAATCCATTACCTCCACGTCTTCCTCCAGTTTGAACAGTTCCTTTAGCCATTCCCTCTAAAAACTCTTTACTTGAAGCAGTTGTAACTGACATAAACCTATCTAGGGTAACTGACTGACCTGGTTTTAAAAGTTTTAAAATTTCAGCATCTGACTCATTGGCCACTCTAACTAGAGGAGTTCCCTTTGAAATTCCAAGACTATTAGATTTAATTATATTGTCAATGAAGGCTCTGTTGCGATCATAGCTACCAAACAATGTGTGTGCAGCGTTGCGAACATAGCCATCCATTGTTGCTATTTCATCTGGGTCTTTAAGAACTTGGGGATTTGGGTTACGCTTAAAGTTTATAAAGTTTTTTAATGCAGATGTATTCTTGGTTGCTTGTGTTACAGCTTTAACTCCTGTTGAAACACCCCTTCCTCCAGGAATAAAGTTTAATGCTCCCAGTCCAAGAACCATAGCGTCTGCTGATGTAGCTTTTCCTTGACCTACATTTATTAGAGATTTTGTAATGTCAATGCCTTCTTTTGCCATTGAAATAAGGGGAGAAATTTTTGCTCCAAAGTCTAAAGCTTTTTCAAACATAGATGGTTTAGGTGTTGCTGCTGGTGGTGGGGTGTCGTAACCTCTGCCTGATGGTTTTGCAGCTAATGCCCTTCTTTCAGCTGCATCTGCTGAAATCCTACCTACTGGTTTTGCTGGGGTAGACTTAGAAGATCTACCACCATCTCTCATCATTCCACCCATCTTAAATCCTGGAAGCTCTCCAGAGTTAATAGAGTCTAAGAATCTTTGACCAAATTTGTTTACAGAAGCAGCCTTAATTACGTATTCACCATTAGAAAGCATAGCTGGAATTGAATCGGAAGTTCCCGTTCCTGGTCCAGAAATAAGACCGCCAGCGGCGTACCTGTTTCCGTAGGGATCAAACATTGCCCCTACTCCTATTTCACCGCCCCAAGGTCCGAAAGATGGGTTCCAAACATCGGGAGGAAGGGATGAAACTGAAAGAGCTATAAGTCTGTCAGCTTCAGCTTTTGTTACTTTTGAAAGAAACTGTGCAAGTCTTCTGTCTCTTGCATCGGCACCGCCGCTATCTGCCCCAGCAGCCTTTAAGGCTCCAGCCATAACTGGGGGATGAATATTCATTTGTGCTCTAAGTCTTCTTCCGTGAGAATTTGGTTCTGGGAAGGTAATAGTAGGCTTATCAGGAATAATTTCATCTTCTTCTTTGCCACCATCGTTATAGGTAGTTGCGGGAGGAACCGCACCGTCAGTAACAGTCTGTACTGTTAGGGTAACAACTTTACTTTGAATTCCTGCCCAAGCATCCTTTACGTCTTGAACAACTGCAAGGGCTTTATCCATATCATCTTTGTATCCAGCACTGCTTATTCTTGCTAGATCAATACCATTTTTTATGTTTTCCCATTCAGCCTTTGTTCTTCCCAAAACTTTTTCTTCTTCGAGTTTTGCTTCTAGCTCTAGATCAGCCAGCCTGACTCTTTCTGCTGCTGGCTCCAGAGCACTCTCTTCAATTTCAAGTATTTGATTTGTAAGCTGTTCAATTCTTTCTTCTATTTCAATTCTGGATAGTCCAGCTTTTCCTCTAATTGATTCAAGTAATGATTGTCTACCCTCGTTAAGTGCGTCAGTCTGACCTGTAAAGTATGAAGAAGCTGAGCTCTCTCTTACATCTTGAACCGCTCTTGCAGCAGCAGCAAGGTCTCCACGAGTAATTGCTTCTGCTACTGAAAGCTTGCCCTTTTCTTGGTCTAGTACTTGCTGGTTTGCCTTACGAACCCTCTCTAGTGCCTCTAGCTTTTCATCGTAGGTTTTATTAATAGCATTCTCTTGATCTTCAATACCTCTAAGATCTGCATCATAGTCATCAAGCTGGTATCTTATTGCATCTATTTGGTTTTGAGCGTTTTCAATAATTGCTTGGTCATTAGCTATCTTGAATTCGTATTCTAGAGTTAGCTTTCTTTCTCTAACATCAAAAGATTCCATTGCCCTGTTAAAGCCTTCTTCAAATACATCTTGAAGTCCTTCTGGGGTTAGTCTTGCAGCTTCTTCCATAGCTGCTTTAGCATTTCTAAGCTCAGCAAGCATTGTGTTAAGCTGATCTCTAGTTACGTTTCCAGTTGCCACTGCAGAAGCTACGGCTGCGTCTTCTACGGCTTCATAGGCTTCTGCAGCAGAGAATCCAGCAGCTCTTAGTTGATTAAAAGCTAGTACTTGGTTTCTTGATTCCTTTGCAGATTTTTGCTGATTGCTAACATACTGTCCTAAAGCAACTGCAGCCAAAGCCTTGCCAATATTTTGTAGCTGTGCTTTAAATCCTATAATTTCTCCAGTTTGCTTGTCAAAGTTAAACAGGGTATTCTTTTGTTTTTCAAAGTCTTCTGGGCTCATTCCAGCTATTAGGCTAATTAGATCTTCTTCGGCACCTAGCCTTCTCATGTCGTTTTCAATACCGCTGAAAAGATTAATTCCAGCTCCGCCACCAAAGAGTTTGTTGATGGCATCAGCCGAAGCCTCAAAGCCCTTTGCTACAGAAATTTGGTTTTTACGAATGTCTCTTAGCTTCTTTAGAATGTCATCTAGAGAAGACGCTGCTGGCCCACCGCTACCGCCACCAGGATCTAAGTCTTCATCTATAGGAGCTGTAGTATTATCTTTTTCTGTTTCGGTAGTTATAAAACCACTGTCTAAAGCAAAATCTGTAAATTCTTTATCTTTATTTCCTGGTTCGTTTAGCCACTCTCTATACTGGTCCATCATGGCTTCGTCGCCCTGAAGAAGCATTGTTGTAACAAATTGGGTCATAAAGGTTTTTTGAAAATTGTCTGGCAGCCCATTGAAATATTGTTCATATTCTTTGAAGTTGTCCATATTTTCTTCACCGATAAGATCGGTAATAACATCCATGCCCATTTTACCGTCAACAGAGTCTATGATCTCTTTCATTTCCAACATCTTGTCGGCGGCACCTTCATTTTCATTTAGGTATGTTAGAACTATTTCTGCATCTAGCACCCTAGATACTGACTCAAACATTTCTAGATATTTTCTAGCTTCTTCTGGAACATCGGATTTTGCAGCAATATTTGCCACAAAGTTTGTTTGCTGATCTAGAAGTGGCTCACCATTTTCATCTTTAAACATTTTCATTACGTTAAGGGTTCTGTTGGTATCTGCGTTGCCCAGATTATCCATTAGAGTAAAGGTTTTTGTCATCATGTCTGCGTCTGATCCAAAAACGTTCATAAGTTCTGAAATTACTAGAGGGTCTAGGTCACTGGCTAGTCCGACAGTAAGCATGTATTCTTGAGTCTCGTTTAGTCCACTTGCATCAATTACTTGTTGTCTGGCTCCCATAGCAAGAGCTAGACCTTCGGGATCGTCTGCAAACCTATTTTCTATACTCTTTTTTGCAGCATCTTGTAGGGCCATTTTTCCAGAAAAGTCTGCACCCTCAAAAGAGCTGGCTATAGCTGCTCGTGTTTCTGCTCCTTGTTCCAGCAAAGCTGATCTGTCTATCATATACTGGTTTGTAAGACGTTCAGCTTTTGCTAAGTCTCCTGCAGCTTCTGCTATAGAAATTCTTTTTTCATAGTCTAGGTCTAGTGAGTCCAAAAGTTGCTGCTGTTGCTGTAATGCCATTTTTGAGCTTGCCACAACAGCTGCAGAAGCAGTTCCCATGTTGGCAAAAGCACTAACAACTTTTGGTCCAGTGATTGCAAGACCCGCAATGGTTCCTGCAACTCTACCGATAGTAGCACCTATTGCAGTTCCTGGACCTGGAGCAATTGCTGTTCCTATTGCTGCACCCGCAATAGATCCACCCTGCATCATAGCCCCAGTTGAAAGGGCTGCATAGCCCAATTCTTCAAATGGATTTGGAAGTTCTTGTAGTTTTTGTGCTACAATACCTATCTGTTTTTCACTATCTTGAGCAAGATTTAGTCTGATGGTTAATGGGTCTTCTAAAAGGTTTTCCCCGTTTATTCCAAGAAGCTGTACGAGCCTTGCATTTACATTTAATCCAAAAGAAGTATCTCCAATTTCTTTTGCTATGTTAGAAACAATACTTCTTGCCTGTCCAGCATCTAAAGCTCCAGAAGATACGGCATTAACAAGCTGAGTAACTAGCTGATCCTCTGTAGCAGCTCTTCCAAGCTTAGAAATGTTTTCTCTAGTTGCAGCTGCCATCCCTTGGCCTTGTTCACTTTGAATAAAAGATTCTCCAAATGTGCTTTTACCTGTTTGAACAGCAAACGGCAAAAGAGCATCTGCTCTACGCTTATCCATAATTTCACCAGCAGATGCTTTTCCTGCAAACTCTGCAAAGCTTTCTACGGCACTATCTCCAGTTCCTAGGGCTTCATTAAGCTTTAGTGTGCTTGTTTGGGCCTGATCAAAAGCACTCTTAAGTGCAAAGGCACCTGCAGCTAGTGCTGTAAGTCCAATAACCACTGGAGCAAATTTTCCTGCCATTTGAGCCATCATCAATGGCATGGAAGCCATCATAGCAATTTCTGCTCCAGGACCGCCAGTCATTCCGTACATCATGGCTCCCATACCGACCATCGAAGCACCGCCTGCAACCTTACTACCTATTGCAGAAAAACGTTCTCTACGAGCTGCAGCTCTTTGCTTTTTTTCATCGGCTGCTATTGCTGCATTAGCAACCCTTTGTTTTTCGGCGTCTCTTGCGTTAGCTTCTGCTACTACAATTGCTCTAGCTCTTGATTTGTTTAGTTTTCTTTCATGCCTTAAAGCTTTACGCTGTTCTTCAGACATGGCGTCATATTGTTTTTGATTTATTCCATAACTTTGGGTTATTCCAGCAGCACGTCTGTCTCTTACTTCTTTTCTTGCTGCTGCACGTTCTCTAGATCTTTCATTAGTTTTATCTAGAGCCATTGTCTTCTTTGCTTCAGCTTCTGAAATTCTCTTGTTTGTATTTCTATCGTAGAAATGACCCTTTTCAGTTACTCTAACTCTTTCAGTACCGTCGATGTATGCTGATGTTGTAGCTTTACCAGCCTTAGTAACATCCTTTTCTCCGTCTTCAATTCCCTTAACTACACCATCTACCATATTTTCTGCTGAAGTTTCTACAAGCAGTTCAGATGGAGAATTTGATCTTGATGCAGTATTTAGCCCTCTTGCAAGCAGTGCTTCTGGAGATTCACGAAGAATTCTTGCATAATTTGAGAATCTGTTTGCTCTACCTGTCGTCGTCGACTCTTTATTTTGATTTTTAGCATCAATTAGTTGATTGGCAACTCTAGCTTTTTGATCACTAGTAAGGGTTTCTGATTGCATGATCGCATCAGCTTGGTCTTTTAGACTACCTGGAACCATTACGCTAACTTGATCTAAGAATCTGCTACCCCTTACTCTAGCAAAATCGTCTCCAAACAATCTTTGCATGAAGTTGGTGGCTTTATCTCTTCCATAAAAAATTTCCCTGGTTTTCTTTTGGAGATCTCCCCCAAGACTCTTGAGCCACGTCGTAGTTCTGCCACTAGAACTGGCTCCTCCTGGAACGGCTGGAGTCATTTGTAGTCCAGCTACAAAGTTAGAATCTTTAATAATTCTTCGAATTCTTGGATCTTCTATTTGAAAAACGGAATCCCTAGTTGCTCGACTATAAAATTTATTAGTTTCGTTTTCAGTAAGTTTTCTGCCAGGGTCGCTGGCTGCTGCAGCCTGTAACTGACTGGCATATGATCTTTCTACATTGCTGATGTATCTGCGGAGCTCGCTGTCTGGAATACCGTGGTTCTGTGGAAGTCTCGCTAAGATCCCAGATCCAAAAGCTCCTCTAGGCAATCTTGCAAGCTCATCAGCATGTTGCTGGGCGGTCAAGCCACTGGCTCCTACAGTTGCAGTCGCTACATTGGATTGCTTAGTAATTGTTTCTATAAGATTTGGGTATTGAGTAATCTTAGTAACACCCTTAGCCCTAAGTTCCTCAATTTCTGTTGTATATTCTCTCCAGAGCTTTTCTGCATCAATGCCTAGTCTGTCAAATGCTCCAGTTCTTACCCCCTTTGTCCACTCTCTACGAGCCAGCTCTGTGGCCTGCTCTAGGGTTAAGTTTCTAGTTCCTGAAGCCATGTGGCCAGAATTAACAGCCGTGCTGTGGGGGAAGTCAACTCTTCTATCTTCACCTGGTGGCTGTACGGGGATTCCACTAGGAACGCTTTGTTGATACCCAGGAATATTCTCAGCAATTATTCCCTTAATTAGGTCTTGATACTTTGCTGACTGCTTTGCTGGAATTACAGCTTCGCCAGGAGCAAGCATTGATGGAACAACATCCCCTGCACCCTTTGGTCCAGGTACTGAGAAGACTCCATCCTTGTACCCTGGAATACCCATTTGTTTAAACAGTCTTGCAGCAAGGTTTAATTTTGGTGGTGGGTCAGCAACTACTGGTCTTCTTATGTATCGCTCTTGCTTAATTCCGTAGTTACCATCTTTTTGCGTTACTGGAAGTTCGTTATTTTCATATCGATGGTTTATCCTATTTCCTTTTGCATTAAGAGTGGTTCCATAAAGTCCTGCGTTAGAAACAATAGACCTTAGTCTTTGAAGCATTGTAAACTTTGGCATTCCTACTGGAATTTTTAATCCTTGCTGACGAAGGGCTTGTTGCAATATTGGTATTAGTTGTGGCTCAGTTACAACAATTTTCTTAACATCTTTGAGAGTAAACCCGCCCATAATCTGAGCTTCAAAAAAGTCTTTGTCTTTTGATGTATAGGATCCCTTAATCTCATCTTTATTTCTTGTTCCTAGCTTAGCTGGTGTTCCAAATCTATCCAAAGATCTGTTGTAGCTATCTCCGTAAGTAAAAGTAGTTCTGTCTTTTATATTACGGTTTTTCAAAATCATTGCAGTATTGCCATACCTAAATGTTTTTGGGTTCATCAATGAAGCGTCTCTGTCCTTAAATATACCTTGATAAGCAGACCTTGTAAGGCTCCTGTCTTTCTTTCCAGTAAGTCTACTGAACGAGCTTTGCTTGCGTCCTATAAAGCGTTGACCTCTTTCTTCTTTAAACATATATCCATATGTTGGACGTTTTGAAGGATCTACATCTTGTGGTAAACCAAATAGTCTTTCTTCTGCATATGCCCTGTCTTTTTCGGTGTCTCCAGCATTACTTCTCTTGGTTTCAAATACGCTCTTGTACCTTTTGTCTTTGCTACCGATAAGACTGAGCAAATCTTTATCTTGCATTCTAACTGCAATTTTTGGATTAGATCTTATAAATTTGTTAGCAATAGAGTCTTGCCAGAAATTTGGCTCTGAGCCATGTGGTCCTAAACGGTTTCCAGTCATCAGCCTTAGAAGGCCTTCCCCTATTCCGTAATTACTGCCTTCTGGCTGAACCGCAGACTTAAACTTTGCAAATGGGTTACGGCCGAATCTAAATCCAGGAACGTTGTCTGCAATCATAGAAGAAATAAATCCACTGTACTTTTGAGCTTGTCTTGCAGGAATAACTGCCTCGCCTGGAGAAAGCATTGCAGGAACTATGTCCCCAGCACCTTTTGGACCTGGGACTGACAACACACCAGAGGCGTATCCTATGGCAGGGCCAGCTCCTTTAGGTGGTCTTGTTCTTGTAATAGGGGATCCAGTCATTGCAACTTGAGCGGCAATTGCTCTTCTGTAAGCCTCAGTTAGACCATTAACTGCTATTGCTTCAGAAGTAAAAGTTTGTCTTAGCTTTTGGTGCACTTGGTCTAGGGATGCTGCAACGGCAGAAGCTTCTAGCTGTTGCTGAGTCATGTACTCTGTTTGCATACCAAGCTGTGTACTTGCTGTGCCAGCTCTATTCATTGCAGTTTTAAAGAATACAAAACCCTTTACTACGTTGGCAACACCGTTAGCAATAAGACCAAAGCCCATCAAGAATACTGGTCCGATTACTCCAGCTATAGCAGTAAGGCCGACAACAAAGTTCTTTGCTCCGTCATCTAGCTCATCAAACTTTTTAAGAATCTTTGTTCCAAATTCTAGGATAGGGGTTACAGCTTTTAGGAATGCCTCTCCTAGTGGAATAAGAGTAACCTTTATATCTTCCAAAGCTTTTTGGAATTTAAACATTGGAGAGTCTTCAATTTTCTTAAGCTCTCTGGCGGATAGAACGGCAAGCTCTTCTGTAGTTGCATTAGCAAGACTTAAAACACGGCTTGCCTGATTACCCTCTTTAATAACGTTTTGAAATAATGTAGATAGACGAGAGAATTGGAACTTTCCAAATAGCTGTTCAATTGCTCTTGCACGATTTAGCGGGTCTAGGGTGTCAAGTGCAGTAGCAAAATCCATAACAAGACCTTTTACGTCTCCAGCGTTTGCCTCAACAATGCCTTTAATGTTAATCCCAAATCCTGCAAGCATTTCAGAAGCTCTGCCAGTTGGGTTAATCAAAGCCGCTAGACCAGACTTAAGTGCGTTTGCACCTTCTGAAGCGTTAATGCCACCTTCACGCATAGCAGTTAGGAAGAATGTTAGATCTTCTACGTCTCCACCTAGTTGCTGAACAACTGGACCAGCTTTAGGAATAGCAATAGTTAAGTCTTCAATAGATGTAATTGTTTGGTTTTCAACAGCGTTAAGAAAGTCAATTTTTCCTGCTAACTCTTCTGCAGAAACTCCAAAAGCATCTGTTAGTGATATTGTTGCTTGTAGTGCTTCTGCTTGCTCTACCCCACCGAGTACCGCTAGCCTTGTTGTTTCAGCAACTTGAGCATTAAGCTCTGCACCCATCTTTCCAGTAGCTGCAATGTCTGCGGCAAGCTCCATTGTTTTTGCAGCTGCAATTCCATACTTGGTAAATTCATTTGCAAGATTTTGGATATCCCTAACAGCTTTATCGGTTTCTTCTGTTGTGGTAAACATTTCACCATAAACACGCTTAAACCTAACAGCCTGCTTTTCCATATCCATGAATGTTTTTGCAGCTACGGTACCTAGCATTACAAGTGGAACAGTAAAACCAACCATAAGCTGACGACCAGCCCACTGAGTATTTTTACCAAAGTTTAAAAGATTAGTAGAACCCTGCTTAAGTAGCTGATTAAGTAGTGCTTGCCTTTGAGCAGCAATTTGGGTTTTTGTAGAAAGGTTTTCCATGTCAAGAGCAAGTGGTCTGACTGCGATTGCTCGCATAGCACCGTTTGCATCTCTACCCATCTTAATGTATTGAGTTTGCAAGTCTTTGACACGTTCACGTGCGACTTTGTTAATTGTATCAAATTCAGCCCTAAAAAATCTTCCGAAGCTTTTAGTTGCTGCTCCAGAATATCTGAAGTACTCCCCCATAGAGAGTTTATTTTTTTCAAGAGAGCTTGTAAAGGAATCTGTTGTCGTCTTTACATTTTTTATGGTAGCTGAAAACTGACCAGTTCTATTTATGCTGTTTAGCAGCGACTGCTGCATTTGCATTGAGGATGCACTAGCAGCAGCCCCAGATTTTGCCAAAGAGGTATGGAAGGCTGATATCTGTCGCTGAAGATTTTTGATATTGGCCAGAGCTGCGGCCGTATCAATATCAACTCTTATTCTGGCGTTGGCATCTTCAGCCATCCATTAACACCCTCTTTATTTAGCTAGTTCAAGACGTTGAGAGCTGTATCTCCTAGCTTTACGCCAGAAGCCTCCTCAACAATCTTGTAGACTGTAGGAAGATCTAGATTATCTTCCAAAGCCTTCAAATCTTCAGCCAAGTCGGGCTTGTACTGCTTCATTGCAATTTGAACACATTCCATCAGTAGGCTCATCGACTTGTCATTGTCTTCTGCTACATCTGTAATACCCTCAAACTTTTTCATAAAAGGACGCAACAGTGAAATCTTTAGTGGTCTCACCTTAACTTCTGTGCCGTCAATTAACTTAATTGTTTTCTCTTCGTATACTTCTGTACTCATATTTTTTGTATTCCTTCCGCTATGAGGCTTTAATAATTATAACACAAAAACCTTTTATTTTTTAGGCTTTTTGGTTAAATCTTCGTATCCAAGGCCCATTCCAATACCAAACCCAGCTTTTTGAGCATTCATTCCTTGAAGGGCCAGCACGTCATTTCCGTCCTTGGCTCTTCCACCGCTAAACACTCTAGCCTTCATTTCTTCCCACTTATTGCCAGAAGACTGTCCACTATTTTTATCTAGGTCTACCCCCTGGATAGCAGCCAAAAACTTTTTTTCCTGATAATCAAGATCTCTTTTTGACTCTAATGTTATTAGCAGTTCTGGCATAGATAGGTTAATCTCCAGGTCTGCATAGTCTTTCCATATGCCCAGCAAAAAAACTTCTGCTTCTAGCTTGGCTAAGTCTAGGCTCTGCCAAGAAGATCCACCTTCTTCTGCTTGCTCTTTTACTGGCTCTTCAGATTGCTCGTTAATTTTAATTCCTGCGGCTATTTCTAAGACCTTGTAGATTCCTGGTAAATCCATAGAATCTTCTAACTCATAAATTGTTGATATTTCTGGATGATACTGTTGCATAGCAATAGCAGCACAATTTGATAAAAAGATAATAGCTTCTTCGTCGTTAGTTGCAGTTTTTACAAACTCAAAAGCTTCCATAAACTCTCTTAAGTATTTTAATTTTAGTGGGGATAGTTCAATTTCTGTGCCGTCTACTAAGGACACTTTTCCTGTTTTGTATATTGTTGTTGCCATTATATAAGTATACCGCAAAAACAAAATTACCCAGCCTAAAAAGACTGGGTAACTCTGTATTATTAAGTTATATTATACTGATACTGCTGCTGGGATGGTGCGGTCTACGATCTTACCGTAGGATGCATCATTGTTTGGCAGTAGACGGAACGAAACCTCGTACATTGTTGGCTCATCACGCTTTGCAGAAACTGTAACACTCTCGATAGAAAGTGCACGGTATGCAACGTAAATACGCTCAACCTGCTCGTCTGGGTCACAGTCACCTGTACCTGGACCAACAGCCACTAGGCCACGCTCTACTGGACATTCTCCAATGTCACCAGCAGACATGTTTAGTGTCTTAGATCCAGCTTTGATTCCTGTTGCTCCTGCACTAACGGTTAGATCATCATCTCTACCAGCTAGTGAGAACAGCAAGTTCTCTAGTGTTGCCTCAGCAAAAGCAGTGTTCAGGTTAACCTGCATACCCTGCTTGTATAGCTTTGCAACGTCAAGAACCTGATCAACCTGTACCTCACCAAAATCTGGCTGGAACTGAATCTCAAGACCGTTCATTGTGTAACCAACGTTCTCAAAACCGCTGTCGTTCTTTGATAGGGTCTCACGGTATGTTCCTGTTGCGTTTCCGACAGCTCCTTCAACTTCATAAGCTGGAAGATCTGTATCTGCGAGTTCTCCGTCATTGTATGTAAACAATGCGGCTGCACCAACGATAATGTTAGTGCTTGTACCTCTTGTATATGCCATTTAAGTCACCTCTTCTTTTTATAGATAATAGGCGTGTTTCCTCAAGCTTAAGTATATCAGCTTATTTAAATAATTTGTTTTACTGGCAAAATTCTTTCTGGAGTCCAGTCATAATTCGTCATACTTGGCATTTGGTGGTAGTCATAATCAATGATAATCTTGTTACCACCATAGGTTCTGGCGGTTCCAAAGTCTATGATATCCCTAGATTCTTCTAGCTGATAAACCTTAAAATCATGAAAGTAAAACATGTTATCTACAAGCAATTCTGGGTTTACAACGTTTCCACTGCTATCAATGTTTGCTGCCCCACCTAGGTTTATCTGCCTATTAGCTGCCCAGTTGTTTACTTCCTGGGCGGTCTCGTCTCCACGGTCCATGAGCCTAAGAACCTGCTCTTGGATTTGAACCATTTTTTCAATAGGATTCTCGCCATTTGCATAAAAATAGTACATAATCTGCTCGCACTTAATGTGTGGAAAACTCCTCTTATTCATCTTGATTAATCTGTCCCATGTGGCCATCGTTCCACCAGTAGGGAAGTAAGAATTTAAATCGTTGATCGTAGAAGGCAAGGTAGGGAAAAATGGAGTATCTAGACTAGTGCTATCTAGAATCTTGCTTTGCAGATACTTGTTTATCCATAAAACTGGTGTATTTAGTAATGAATCGTTAGACAATCTTTGCTACCCCCGCATTTGCTACCCAGCGATATCCAGTAGATACTCCGCCAGGCTTTCCAACTCTTTTGCCTTTAGACAAATTCTTTTTGTAAGAAACTGGGTTTTCTAGGTAAGCACCGATTCCGCTGGCTCTTAAAAAGGCTTGAGTAAAATACTTGTTAAAGAAGTTATCAAAAACTTGTTCGAATTTTCCTTGGGTATTTCCACCAGGATTTTGAACAGTGACTGGAGACTTAGTAAAAACTTCTTCCCCATTATCCATAAAGCTTAAAGCTTGTGCCTGTTTTGGAACAATTGTAACAGCTAAACCATTCTCCATGATTCTTGCCTTGTCGTAGAATGGAGTGTTAGATCCATTTTGAATTGTGCTTGATTGCCTAAATGACGGAATAAAAGAAATTCCTAGATTGCTTACTGTATGTGTTATATCATAAAGTCTAGCATTTGGGCTTCCAGTCTTATCCCACTCATACACGTGATGTAAGATTGATGGATTTACCTTAGCATTAGAATCTATATAACTCTTTAATACCTCTATAGTCTTAAATCCAATAGAGTTCATCAAGTCTTGCTTTCCTAGCTGGATGCCGTCTAAAAATCCCACAGAATAATCCATCATATTTTTCATGTCTTTATTAAACTGTCTTCCATCAAACTTAATTCTCATAGGTCTGCCGCCTGATTTTCTGATCTGCGGACAATTACCTTGTAATACTCTACTGATCCAAAAGGTCCTACGAAAGGCTCTACAGTAGCTACTTCAAACAAGGTGGACTTTCCAGCTCTTGGGCCTGATGTTTCTACATAAATTTCATTAAGATGCTTGTCTTTTATGTTAGTAACAATAATATTTGTTATTGAGTTTTGAACGTCTTCATTTGAAAATCTAATGTCTGTTCTAACCCTACCCAGCATTACGCTATCCTGGGTAATATTAGCATTTGGCTTAATATCTTCTTTCCAGGCAGTGCCAGCAGAATTAAAATTACAAGCGATTGTTCTGTCATGCATCCAGTTTTTCTTGACATTTCCATATGGACCTTGATCAACGACTGGGTAGTAAATGTCTGCAAGCATTGGAAAGATAATTGACGTATTCTCGCAGGTAGCCATTATAAGACTCCAAGTCTAGTAATAGACTTAGCATACTTTGAAAGTATCTTGTCTACTATGATATTTCCTGTTCCCTCAAATACCCTGCTGTCAAACTGTAGTCTAAACTGGTCTGTGTTGTATGCAGAAATATATCTTTGGTAGTAGTCATTTCTGCCACACTTGATGTCATCAATCAGCAGAGTTGCTGCTCTAACGATGTCTGAGGGCACTGTAGGATATCCCACCTCTAACACAAACTTATAGTCATATCCGTTAGGAAAACCTCGTAGAGGCGGCAGGTTGGCGTCTACAAGGTCTGAGCCAGCAGCTGGCAAAATTAGAGGAGCCTGTTCGTTTCTATTAACCCTGTCTGCAGCAACCTCTGTGATAGCTGTTTTGTCTCTGGTTATTTCATAGGTTCGGTCTGTAACCAATTCGTTATTTTCGTATACAGACAAGATTCTTTTTGCATCCCACCATAAAGGTATATAGTCTGCTCCAAGACCTACAACCTCTAAAGTTTTCTTTTTG